GGCGGCTTTGGGGTCAAGTGTTAATGTATATTGGGTGTTCAAACCTTCTCCATTGGCGAAGGAGTATCCAGTTGTAGTCGGCTGGACTGGTTGTGTAGCTTGAAGATTAGTTGGCTTATTAAGACCAAAAGCTTTAGCTATGCCTCCAACTACTTTTGAGGCTTTGTCGACGACACTTGTGATAGCCAGTGCTTCAGAAGGAAGACCAGGAATGTTTTTGATTGCGGTAGTAACTGTAGAAACAGCATTGGTAATACCGGATACAACTCCTGTCTCACTCTTTTGCACTTGTTCCCTTTTCATATGAGTATGCAGTGTAGGACCTGCAACTTCAACTTTAAGGAACTTGGCATAAACAAGTACGTGGACGGTGGGGGTGGTGCTGAGATTTGTTGCTCTTAAAGGGTGTTCGACTATCAGCTTAGCCAAACCGAAATAGGGGCTACGCACATCCCAAAGATCATCTGTCCAATAGGCAAGGGGCGAGATGTAAGGAATTACAAAGGACACAGGAATGTTGGAGTTGACATCAAGCATGAGAGCATTGCATGTAGATGCCGTCCAAAGACTGTCCATTTTCCACTGAGTAGATGTGTCACTTGTGTAGAAAGGAAGATGACTAATTTGGCCGAGACCGCAATAGTTCGAAGCTCCAACTACCTTAAAGGTGAGTTGAACGTCAGCTCTCATGTAATGATTACGATTGAGCTTTTGTTGGAGATTTGGAACTTTATGAAGAAGATCATAGGGAAAGACATATTCATCGAGGGCATTTTCTGAAGGAACAGAACCTGCCCATGAAATAACGTCTAACTGATACTCTCGATCAAGGATACCATCGGCCCAATTGTTCTTGCTTGCTAAAGGGTCAGTGTCAGCATAGTAAGGTTGAATGCGGCGGATGGCATTAATCATTTCCTTTGGTGCGTTGAGACTTGAAAATTGCTGGATGTTGCTAACCTCAGAGGGTTCCTGAGTTGCAACTACCAGACCTCCGGTCAAGTCGGGCTCGGAGGATTGGGGTTCAATTCCGATAGTGGATGTTGAGACGTGATGTCTCAGAGAATCCAGCAGTACGGATTCCATTTCTTGATTCAAATAGAGAGAGAGAAAATAATCATAAGAGTGGTTAAACTGGGGCATATCATTTTTAGCCAAAAAGGCATTGATTCTGCCACTCTCGCGGTCATAAACTTCTCGTCCATGTGGGAAAAGCTCTTGGAGGCAATTGGGGACAAGCATAATAACTCCTTGCTTAGGGGAGTATTGCTTCTTTTGCCAGTCAAGAATGGAAAGGACATGATTCAGGTCCATTGGGGCAAACCACATTCCGTTTTCGTAACGGAATCGTCTCATCAGAAAGAGAACTTGTTCAATACGTTTAAGTTGGTATATCTTGCCATCCTTTTCAGGAGTGGTGCAGACATAACCAAGCCTTCGCATCTCATCAACGGCCACTTCAAAAGTGAACCATGAGACAATAGTAGCCAAAGCAGCTGCTACATCATCGCCTCCAGTTAATTCTGATGAAATTGTCAACATTGTCTTTTGAGATCTTAAACTCCC